GGGTTGTGTAGTATTCGTAAGTCTTTGACCATTGAAATTTACCGTCGCTTACCTGAACACTAATTAGGGCGCGACCGTCTGCGCCTACCTCTGCGGAAATGATTTTAACTTTTAGGTTCTTCATATTCTACGACAAAACCTTCGTCTTGAAGCCTTTTAATTGGCTCGATAGACTTTCGATATTTAACTCTTTAATAATAACATCTTTCAACTGCGCTTAAAGGCTTCTACTGAAATGTCGCCTTGTATCGGCCTAATCGCAATAGCCTTATTGAATTTATATCGTTGCGCTTCAATTGAAACGCCGATAACGTAAAGGCCGTCTTTTTCTTTAATATCAGTAATTACTACTTTTGCGCTTTTCATCTTGTAAAAATAAGGGTTCTGCGGTCATCATTTGACCCGGTGTCCCTTCCTGTAACTCCTAAGTCTTTCATATTCTTAAAATCCTGCATAAATAACTCGATAACCTGTTCTTCGGGTTCGTCGCCGTTATGTTCGTAAATTACGGTTTCCGCTTTTTTGAGATACGGCGCGTAACCAAAATATCGTTGCACACTTAAATAGAAAATAATGTTTGGCGCGATTCCAAAGTCATAATCTTTTTCCTTTTCGAGTTCTGACCCGACAAAATCAACGTTGTAGTAACCTAAAAGATTGCTAATTTCAAAAGCCGTGTCAATAACTTCCGGTAAATCAATACCCATTACCCGCTTAGCGCCTTTGTTTGCGGCATAGCGGCAATAAAAACCACCCGAACAACCAATATCAACAACGTACTTATCCTTAAAATCAATTTTGTCTAACTGCATTAATTCGGCCCGCCTCTCATTATCGCGGTAGCCCTTAATTCCCAATTCCGGGATTGACTGATAAGTGTTTTCGGCCCATTTTGCGTAATCTTTATACCTCTTAATAACGCGGTCTTTGTAATCCGGTTCAAGTTGGAATCCTTGAATATCTACAATTTTGCCCTTAACAAAATTACTCGCTTGCCCTATATCTTCAAAATCAACCCTAAAGCCGTATTTTGTGCCTAGTTTTTTGGCTGTTTCAAAAATCTTTTCCCGTTCATTAAGTCCGGTGAGGTCGTGGCTAAATCCTAAATCATCTACCAAAAGCGCCGGATATTCTTTACCTTCCCAACGTAAAAGGATTATTTCATAAACCCTAGGCGCTAAACCGTGCCAAGCTAAAAGGTTTTGAATAATCACGGCGTCAACTAATCTCGTCCTTTCGTAACGTGGCGACATTCTGTTACTCGACGCCATAAAAGGGTGTCCCCAATAATAATCGTCAATTGAACCCACTAGCGGGGTGAAAAACACTTTTAAGCAAACGCCGGGCCTATCGGTAACCTCTCGAAGTAAATGTTCGTCGCGGCTAATAAAACTATAAAAACCCGATTGAAGGTAGTTATAGACCATAGGTTCTTTTAGTTGGAATATTCGCATAGTTTAACCCAAAAATCCTTTCTTCGATTTATAAAATGGTACACCCACACTCTTTAAGAAATTCCAATACTGCGCCCTATCAACTTCCGGGGTTTTGCCGCCTTCGATAGGCATACCAACAAGAATCATTTTGTCCGGGAATTTGTTAACAATCTCTTTGACACCGTTTTCACTACTTATAACTTCGAGGTCTAAATCGTATTTTCTGCGGGTAGATTCAATAAAAGAATAAAGACCTACCGGGTGTCGCCCGTCATCTACGAATTTAATTCGGGATTCTTAAATTGAGTTCTTTGTAAGCTACATACCAAAGCAAAGAAGAAAAACCGCCACCACTCCACGCTATAACTGAATTTTCCGGGGTAACCCCGTTATCTGCGAAGAATTGATAAAGTTTTTGCCTTATTTCGTCCATTTTATTAATTCCTTTCTGACAAGTTCGGCTCGTTTGTCGTAGTTAAACTTGTCTATAATCATTTTACTAGATTTTTTAGCCTCTTGTAAATTGTATTTTTCTTTCAAGGCACTAATCATAAACTTTTTGACCTCGGTTTCGCTTGGTTCGGCCCATTGTGGCGTTTCTTCTCTTGCGTAATAAGGTTCGCCGGGGTGATTGTGAAATCTTGAGTCTGCTAAGGAATAATCAAAGAACGTAACCGTGCTTAAACCCTTGAGGTTATAAGACGGGCCGCCCCAATTAGTTGTACCAACCCTACAACCGCAAGCCACCGCTTCAATGTGGGGCAATCCAAAACATTCCGCCCGGTGAGGGTGAATATAGACGCCGTTCAATGAAACTGTTTTATAAACTCTTGCCAAGTATTCGCTAGTCCAATCTTCGTAAATATGCGCTATTTCCGGCGGGTTTGTCATTTTACCGGTTATCTCTTTAATAAAGTGTTGGGTTTCCCTTTGGTGTCCGTAGCCAACGTCTTTAAGAATCAAAACAACCTTATCTTTGCCTGTAAATGTTTCGCAATACCATTTAATAAGATTTTCGGTATTTTTCCTTGGTTGAGTTGCACCTACCATTAAGAACTTAAATTTATCCGGGTAAAAGTCCTCAAGGGGTTTAACGTCGAAATTATAAACGTCTGAATTAACCCCCGTCGGGTGTAACATCAATTATTTTGTCGTGATAAGGTTCGTTTTTTGTAACTTCCAAGACGTGAGGGGAAGCCGCGAAAGCATAATCAACGTGTTTCATAGCCCCCTGCCAATCCGCCGGGCAACGGTCATTTTCTTGGTGAAGCCAAACAAAACGCTTGCCCCGGTGAAGAATATCAAAACCCTTACAAAGACTAAATGCCGGTGGCCCGAATTGGAAGCTAGGACGCCTAATAACAATCATTCCTAGCCGCCTTAAACTATCCCCTAGGGCGTTTGCAACCCTATCATAAGAAGCGGCGCTATCGAACCCGCCCCAATCACGATAAATATAAACGATATTGTCGCTAATAAAGCGTTCTTGAATAAAGGCGGCATTTTCATAAAACCCTTCGACTTTTTCAACCATTTCCTTATTACTTACGTTTTCGCCAACCGATTTATGCTCGTAATGCTTTACCGGAATTTCGTCGCTAGTCAAAATCTTATATCCGGCCATTTGAACCCTCATACAAAAGTCTAAATCTTCGTGCCAAAAAGTTTTATTCGGAAAATCGTAGAACTGACCGCCTACAATACCGATTAAATCCCTTCTGAAACTAAAGCAGTACCCCGGTACGACGTCGCATATTGCACGTCCCCTATCGTCCTTACGGGGGTCTGCAAACTTAACAGGTTTCAAAAATGCTACAATTTGACCCCCTCGACCAACTACGCCAACCTCGTTATCGTCAAATTCTCGAATAATGGTTTCATTCCAACCCGGCGCAACTTCGGTATCGTTATCTAAAAAGGTGATAATAGCCCCCTTAGCAAACGCTAGGGCCTGTTCACGACCGCCGCCGACACCTTTATTATCTTTATTGTAAACGACCTTTAAGGGATAACTACGCGGCCTAGATTCAAACGATTTAAGCCATTCCGGGGTTTCGTCCGAACTATTATTATCAACAATAATTACTTCAAAATTTCCCTTTGTATATTCCTCTAAAGATTCAAGACATTTTTTCGTATATTTGAGGGCGTTGTAGGTCAAAATAACGATTGAGTGTTCAATCTCACCTTCCGGGACTTCAACCTCTGTCGTTACTTGGCCCGGCTCTACTTTTTGCTATATCGCTAAGCGTAGGGGCTAACCTCTCGGCAAGTTGTTTATACGTCCAGTTGTTTTTAGCCCATTCACTACCTCGACGGGCCATATCGAAAGCGTAACTTCTATGCTCGTAAACAAACCTCATTTGCTCTCGAAGCGATTTTATATCTGTTTCGAACATCTTACCTACGTTTTCACCCTTAAATCGTTCATAAAGCGCCGGGACTTCCTTTTCAATCTTTGCTTCAAAAAAGTATTCCCTAGTAAAGTATTCACTAAAACCGTGTGCGTTAGGAATAATAACCGGTGTGCCTGTAGCTAAAGCCTCAAGCGGTGGGATTCCAAAACCTTCGCCTCGGCTAGGCAAAACAAAACAATCTACGCTTTGTAGCAACTCTGCAAGTTCGCTGTGTTTGTATGGTTCTTTAATAACCTTAACTTGCGGATATTGACTTCTTAAAATAGGAAATGGTACGACGGTGCGGGTTGATTTAAGGATTAATTCGGCGCTTTCGCTTCTAAATTCCTCATTGAAAGCCTTGAAAACTAAATCCCAACCCTTACGTTGATTGAAGGCGTCATACATTAAAAAGTAAATGGCTCTTTGTCCGGGTTTTTGGGTTTGTAGTCAAAAGTCGAACTATCATAACCAATCGGGCATAGTGTCGTTTCGATTCCTATTTCCTCAAAAGCCTTTTGACAAAACTTGGAAGGTACGATTATAAGGTCGGCTTTTTTAAGGTCGGCTTCCCATTCGTCGGGTACTTTCGTACTTTCAAACATTGTAAAAAGGATTTTGACCGGTGTTTTGAGGTTGTTTATCTGTTCGGGGTAACCAAAAGCAAGGCCCACTTTTTGATTGTTAAATCTCGTATTAAGAACAATGCCGTATTGAAGCAAGGCGCTTTTAATGTGGCCTACCATTTGACCGTAGCCGTCGTGGTGAGGGGAAGGTGCGGCCAAGTGAATATCTATAACGTCTTGAGTTTTTAGTTGGGTTGGCTCATCTTCGTTGTCCGCAGTTACAGGGGTCGGAGTATTACGTTGCATATAGAAAGCCTTGGCTTCCGGGGAATCGGGCAAAATATACTCGAATCCCTTTTGACCCATACACTTTCTAAAAATCTCGTCGTCGTCAATTTCGACGATTATTCCGCTAGGATTTTTTACTAATTTAGTCATTTAATCTATTACCTTTCTATAAATTGTTCTTAATAAGGTTGTTGGCCGGGGCGTCTGCCCCGTTACCCCGGCCGCTAACGCATATCTTAGGTATGGTAAAATATCTACCATAAGTTCAGGTCTAAGAACTGCCACGCCCCAAAGGACGTCAAGCGTAACCTGCACTCCTAAGTGGTCTTTATCCCAAGAGTACGAAACTCTAAGTCCGATACCGGATTCTTGGTCATTCACGACCGCAGTCTGAACACCCAATTTATCGCCAATATCACCGGGAAGCCCGGCAAGAGGACGCATTACCAACGCCATAGCTTGCTCGACATAAGCCAAGCAGTGATAGGTTGTTGGAGAACCGGTAGAAACTACGTTTTGAGATTCGAATAAACCGAATCCGTACAATTGTGGGATTTTACCTTCGAGCAAAGCCTCTCGTGAACCGAAAGAGTTTGCCGCGCCGATAACGGAATCGCCCAAAAGCGCGTCCATATAATCAGAATCAAGATAGACGTGTCTTGGCGCTAGTTTCGGGACTTTGTTATCAACCAAAGTCTTTCTAGCTTGGCGAATATAGGTTTTATCCGGGCTTGCACCGGCGTTTATGCTGTTACCTGCACTTGCGTAAAGCGAAGCGAGGGTATTTTCAACCTTTTCTGCCAAAGCGATAATACCGTTCTCAACGTAACCCGGTAAAACGTTCTTTTTCGCCATAGCTCTTGCTACGTCGCGAATCAAGAAGGAAACTTCCCAATGTTGGTCAAGGGCTACGGAAACCTCGTCATCTGCGGGGTTTTGCAACGTAACTTGTCCAGTCTGCGACATTTCATAAGCGGCGAGTGTGCCGAACTTAGGGACTTTAACGGTATCGCCCTCTGAAGCTACTTCATCTTCAAAATCACGATACACAGTCTTTGCTAAGTTCATATACGAGGTCAACTTATTAATTGCCTCGTTAGCCACCTTTTCAGGTATGAACGAATTGATTTGAGTTCTGTTGATTGTACTTTTAGCCATTTTTATTTCACCCCCTTTCTTTTAAGA